CATGGTAGTACCCATGCAGCGAATCTACGTAAAGTGTAATTAACTGACACACAGTGCCCATCTTTTGCACACTGTCTCTTAGTTTTTACATGTAGTTTTAATCAAAGTACAATTTCTATTAGTTTCTTCTACTATCCTTTTAGTTTTAGATCAAAACCCTAAAAACTATTATAATTTTAAAATCCAAAAATATTCTAGTTTTAAGTGTTGAGCTCTAATTGTGATACTTAAATGGAAATTGATTGCGTTGGTGATGATTTTGATGACGGATGTACCTCTATTAGGATCAAGTATGGCGACATACTCCTTTTGGCACGGGAACCCTGAGAATGACTCTAGACAATATTAATAGAAGTTTTTGTTGATCTCTTATCTCACCTCTAGCGAGGTTAAAGTTAGTAACACGGTTTTATGATGTGAAGCTCTTCTTTCTCTTTTCTCATCTACGAGATTCTTTTATTTTACTTCACATTATTTATCGTAGTTACGGCAATACGTTACTTCTCCGGGTGTTATGGCGTCCGGTAAGTTAGGTATATGTCCACGTAGTAATGCGTGGAGTCCGCCTTGTATTCTGACTGTGGTGAGTATAAGGTGCCTAATGTGGAGACTAAAGCTTATTGCAACTCCAATCCACGGAGCACTTTACTTAACGTATCGTCTGTTGCTACATAACTTGATACTTCACGTGTAGTAATAAATTTCTTGAAAGTATCGCCCCTTTTCTTTCTTATATGGTGACAATTATATGATCAAGCGTTTGTGTTCCAAAATGCATGACCATATTTCCTTTTACACATTCGAGAAAGGCGTCTTACGACGTACTGAAACCCACTGCTTTACTTCCTTTAGGAAGGATGTGACCCAGAAGACCATTGGTAAAGCGTTTGTCGTGTCTGGCAAACGTGCAAATTCCCACAAACCCTATCATTTTAAGTGGAGACCATCTCCAGCAGAGATGACCTCGGCTTATTATGCTACCAAGCTTCCCTTTTCAACCCTTACTGATAAAGGTATTGCACAGGAGTGTGATACTGCTGTGCATGTGTCTGATAAAATGCTTAAGACCCCTGACCAGCCCCAGTTGAGTTCTCTCCCTTCTGTTGAAGGAAGAGAGGGATGTGTTGAAGGACAGGGAACTCTTTTCACAGAGGTGAAACGAGTTCTTTGCCCGGAATGTGCTACTATGTCTGATTGTGTTGTGTCCAAGAGTGGATATCTTCCATATGCTTGTAATAAGTGTGTTTCTAGTAAATCATTTGGTTGTCGACGTAAGTACCCCTTTGCTTTTCCCCAGATTGTACCCCAAGCCCAGTCTTCTTCAGATGGTGTTCTGTATGATACTTGTTCATATGGAACATCTGGAATTCCAGGAACCAGTCTTACATATACAGGATATGGCGATGTATTTGTATGTCGCAAATGTTCTGGTATGATTGGTTGCTGGGAAGAAGGAGATGATCCCCAGACTGAGCACAGGAAGTATTTTCCTAATTGTGAAGATTCTGATCCTGTGCGATGTTGTCCATTGGAGTGTGTTCCAACTGAAACTCAGATTGATGGGAAGTGTTCTTGTTGTTGTACTTTTAATATTTGTCGTAGGAACTGTAAGATGTTTGTTGTTCAGAAGAAGTTTGCAGAGGCTTTAAATGATCCTGCCCAATACGTCCATGATTGTGTTGAGCAGGGGAGATTGAAGCCTTTAGAGTATAATGTAAGGTATGCTGATGATAAATATGATGTTACAGTGACTAGCGGACATTTGTTTGGTAGTGCAGCAAGTGATCACTTTAAGATAGCTGTTAAGGAAGCTATGCGTAAGCTAATTTCCAAGCAGACAATGCCCCCTACTCCCCCCTATTTTTCCCCATTGAAGAAAGATTTGTCCTTTCCTGAAGTTGAAGGTGTCTTGGATATTCCAACCAAGACTGAAAAGGCCATGGAGAATGTGGCTAAAGTTTCAACTTCAGCAAAGAAATCCCTTTCCAAGATTGAATCTCATGTTGGCAAGTTTTCTGAACAGTCTCAAGCTGTTTTGGAGAACTTGAATGCCCTTATTAATAAGATTTCTGCTTTTTTTCCTGATTGTACTCCATCTATTGTAAGTTTTCTTAAGGATTTTATTTTAGGTATGTTCTTTTCCATTATGCAAAAGAGTTTGTATCCCCTTGTACAGAGTGTTATTAGTTTTGCACTGAATAACTCAGGCCTTTCTCATTTGGCTGGTAAATTATCAGCCTGGTTGTCCAAATTGACCTACACAATGAATGAAGAAGATCTTTGGCATGATGCCCTTGAAAATATTCCGGAGAGTGAAGGCTTTCTAGATATTGATTGGACCTCTTTCAAGTCATCTGTTGGTGGCATGTATGCTGGATTGGGTTCCGGTATGTGTGCAGCTATTGCAGGTGTCCTTTCATTTGTTGCTGTGATGTGTTATGGCGTGAGTGATTTTTCTGTGATGTCTTTTAACAAGTTGTTGATGCAATCCTCTCTTGTTGGAAGAGCCCTTATTGGTGTGCGTAGTTTTAAGGATGTTTTCTTTGGTATTTGGGATTATGTAGATAATCATATTTGTATGTTTTTGTATGGAAAGACCCGTTCAGAGTGTGACTTTGAGAAGGTCTATCCTAAATTGAATGATGTGTTGCATGTTATGTCCTATTTTCATGATCATATTGATAGTGGAAAGTTGGTTACGAGCAATCGTGCTGCTGCGCGTTTGCTTGTGGCTGCTGATAATTTGTCTTCACAGTATGTTGATAAGTCCTTAACTTTGAAACATATTGAGATAACTGCCCGTTTGAAGGAAGCTCGTGTCGGAGTTAAAGCTCTGATTCAGAAAGCCCAGCTCTATCTCTCATGTGGAGATGGAGTCAGAATTCCTCCAGTTATGGTTCTTCTCCATGGAACTGCTGGATGTGGTAAAACGGAGTTGTCTCAGATGTTGCAACATGCTGTGTGTGAAGAGTACTATCCTGAAGTTTCGTTCCCTGATTTGATGTTTTCCCGTAAGTCAGAGAACGAATATTGGGATGGTATTAAGGATTCTCATCGTGTGATTGTGTATGATGATGCTTTTCAGCAGATTGATACCCAAGCACGACCGAACCCCGAAATTATGGAGTTTATCCGACTCCATAATTCGGACCCTTACCAAGTTCACATGTCAGCTGTTGCGGATAAGGCTTCAACTTTTGTCCGCCCAGATTTCATCTTTGCCACTACAAATGTTTCCCCTGATACTTTATCCCCAAAATCCATTCATGAACCTGATGCTTTGTTGCGTCGTTTTGATTTGAAGGTTGAGGTTGGTATTGACCCTAAGTTTGCACTTTCTACAACATCGGTGTCTCATCGGCAGCGTGTTGTTCCGGATCCCCGGAAGGTGTGGATGGCTCAAAACCCTGACAAAAATCATAGAGATCTGATGCAGAGTATCAAGGATAATTCCTTCAGTGTCAAGATGATGCCAGAGGTTTATCTGTGTGATGTGGAGTACACTCAAGCTGGTGTAACAACCAATGTGCAGTGTACTTACAAGGAACTTTTTGATCTGATTAAGCAGCTTCGCACATCTCGTGTGAATGTCAACAAGGATAAGATCACTGACCCTCATCCCCAATTGCCCGATGATCTTAAGGACGTTGCAAATCGTCTTGAAACCCAGGGTAGTGGAGATTATGATGTTAGTTTCATCGTTCACCCAACCGCAAGTGAAGTGAGTGATGACTCTGACCTTGAGTCGGTATCCTCTTGTTACACGAGTTGTAGCAGCTCTGGTTCTGAGCCTGATGGCGATGAATTAGAGATGGAAGATGCTTTGGACTATTTTGAAAATCATTGTGAAGAGAAGGATGTTTCGATTTGGCAGCGTTGTAAGACAAAGGTTATGGACTTTTTGAGTGGATTGAAGAGTTTGTGGGTGAAGGTGAAAGCTTTCCTCCACAAACATTGGATGCTCTTTTCAGGATTATCTTTTGTAGCGATGGCTGGTGTTGGCTATGCCATCGGTGCAGCAGCTGACTGTCGTGTGCGGTGCTTCCTTGAAAAGGGAGGTACTTGTATGCAGTTAGTTGGAATCATTTCTTGTTTGTTGCCTTGTGATTTGTGCTCTAGGATTAAGAGAGGAGACATCACCATGCGAGTTCGCTCGCATAGTGATGGCTCTGATACTCTGGTGCTTGTTCCTTCGGATGTTAGGCGAGCAGCACGTCACATAATTCAGTCAGCTGAAGTGTGTGGCATTACTGTTCATCCCTCATTTTATGCTTCTTTACTTGAAGAAGTGTATTGTGTTGAGGGACAGGGAACTGAGAGTGTATCTTTTCTTAGTGGAACTGTGACAGAATCTCATCAGGATGTATCCCCTAAGGTTAAGACTGTAGAATCTCATCAGGATGTGAAACCTAAAACTCGTATCGTTGAAGGCCGTAAGGTTTTTGATGTTGAGTGGAAGGATCTGTTACATCCTCAGTCTACAAATGACTCAAATGCAATTGATGTTTGTGCAAAGATTCTCAGCAAGAACCTTGTTAGGGTTCATGTTGGGAGTTATAGCACTCATGGAATGTTCATTAAGGGCCGTCTTCTTGCCATTCCTCGTCATTTATATGACAGGCGTGAGGAAGATAGTCTTGGTCTGGAGACAATTTGTGATCGTGGTAACACAATTGTAAATGTCCCCATTCATCAGGTGTATGAAGTTTCCCGACAGAATGTACCAGTTGATCTTGTGATTTGTGAGATGGGTATGTCAACTCAAGCTAGGCCAGATATTGTAAAATATTTTCCTAGGAAGAATGAGTTGGCTACTTTAGGCGCTCTCGCAAAGCGCGGTGATCTGCGACTATGTTCGACCCGCCGATTTTCATCAACTGCAACTGGTGGAAATATGATGGTCCCCTACATTTCAACTGTTGATTTTCTTGATTTCACTGATACCGTTGCGGAAGACAGGAAGGTCAATAGGACATACAATGTCCGACAGGGCCTTTATTGTCATGGTCATACAGAGAAGGGAGATTGTGGATCACCTTATGTGCTCCATAATCCTCAGTCACGAACCAAAATTCTGGGTTTGCACTCTGCTGGATTTTCACATTCAACAGAGATTTATGCCCAGACTTTGACACAAGAAGATTTTGAAAACATTCGACCGGAAACTCAGGGAGGGAGAGTCACGACTCTCTATCCTGCAACGAAGACCGCTTTGTCCCCCTTACCGAATTCTCTAGTGGTTGGAAAAGTTCCCACTGCTCCAGCCCCTACAAAATCATCCATTGTGGAAAGCCCTATCCATGGTTGTTTTCCAGTCACAACAGCACCTGCAGTGTTGATTCACCCTACTGAGAATATTTTGATAAAAAATTCTCTTAAGGTGACAAAGAATACTGTTGTGTTGCGTGAGAATCTCATTGATGTTTGTGTGCATGATGTCAAGCGTGTGTTGAACTCAAAGGGTAAGAGTGATGCTGAAAAGCGCATTCTTACCCATGAAGAGTCCATCATGGGTTTGTGTGAATCTCGTTACGTTAAGCCTGTGAATAGATCAACTTCAGCCGGGTATCCATATTCTCTGCATAGAGATTCAGGACGCGTTGGAAAGCGCACTTGGCTTGGAGAAGATGAATACATTGTTGACGAACCAGAACTTTTGGAACATGTTGAGACCATTATAGACCACGCCCGTCGAGGTGAGGTCCGTGCAGATCTTGGCATTTTTCAGGCAACTCTCAAAGATGAACGACGACCTAAGGAGAAGGTTGAAAAGTTGAAGACAAGAGTGTTTGCTGCGGCAAACCAAGCTTTGGTGTTGGCTCAGCGTCGTTACTTTTCTACCTATTTGGATCATGTGATGCAGAATCGCATCACGAACGAAATCGGACTTGGAACAAATGTTTACTCTTTTGATTGGCATAGGATTGTACAAAGACTCCAGCAGGTTGGTTTGAAGGTCATCGCTGGTGACTTTTCCAACTTTGATGGATCACTTAACTCGCAATTGCTTGGTCGCATTGCTGAGATAGTGAGTGATTGGTATGATGATGGTGAGGAGAATGCTCTGATACGTCATGTGTTGACAGAGTATTTGTTCAATGCTTTTTGGCTTGTTGATGGAACAGTTCTTCAACTGAACCATTCTCAGCCATCTGGCAACCCCCTTACCACCCTTATCAATTGTGTATATAATATGCTAATCTTTAGATATATCTATTTGCTTGCTTTGGAAGAAAATGGATATCCTATGACCCTTGGAAATTACCGGACTCGTGTTGCATCTGTGTTTTACGGAGATGACAGTATCTGTACAATATCAAGCTCGGCTATTGATTGGTTTAATCAACATTCAATAACGAAGTACATGTTGCGTACAGGTCATGAATACACGGATGAGACTAAGTCTGGTAATCCCCCCCCATATAGAGATATCTCTGAGGTAACTTTCCTAAAACGAGGTTTTGAGATGAAGCAGGGATTCTGGCAAGCCCCCCTTTCCAAGTTGACAATTGAGGATATGTGTATGTGGTCTCGAAGTGGTATAGAACCCCAAGAGGCGATGCATCAGACTACGCGGATAGCTAGTTTTGAGGCATCGCTCCATGGTGAGGAATACCATAATGAGTTTTGCAACACAGTGCGGCGTGCGTGCAGACAGGCTGGTTTTTCAGACAGTCTATTGCATTACGCAGAAGCCCATAATATCCTACTAGATCAACAGGGTAGGGGGGGTGCTTTGGATTCTGATTTCATCGCATCCCTCTTAGATATGTGAGTATTTTTTTTTTTATCTTTAATAATGTGAGTTTTGGTTACTCATCGCAGGTGAACTACGCTCCAGACAACTAACCTGCGTATAGCTTGCTCACATTGGTTTGCTTTTTAGCGTGTGTGTACCAGAGGCAGTCCCTTATACACATGTCAGGAGAAATTCTCAGCCCACTTGGGTCAGTGTGGCAGCCACTTTTCTTAAAGTGGTGAGAATTAAAATGACCTGCTGATTCTCCAACAGAACTTTTAATTCCCTCTTCTTACTCTGGTGATGCCTCTTTTGAAGCATCTACCCTTATTGTTAATGACCCTCACCTGTCTACTCAACAGGTGACCCTTTCCCCTAATATTACTGATAATCTCTTTGAGGTTCAGAATCAAGAGCTTGCTGAGTCTATGATGAGGGAGGTTATTACTCACACCGGGATCTGGTCAACATCAGATCCCGAGGTGAGTACGACAATACCTGACTCTAAGATTAATTCAAGCTATGATCAACCCTATCTCGAACAAGTGAATTTGCCGGACGACGTTGTGCGGAATTCTGCATTCATGGCCAATAAAGCTGCAAATATTGCGTATATGCGCGGTAATTATTGTGTCACACTCCGAGTGCAAGGAACTCCTTTCTTGCAAGGTGTGTTATGGTTGTGGAATAAGCCCAACGCACAGCGCACTTCTACGCTCCGCCGTTCTTTGACGGAGCATTTGCGCTCAATTACGTCCTTTGAGGGTGTTCGTCTGAATATGCAAAGTGTTGATCGCGTTGTTTCACTCAACGTACCCTTTACTAGCGAATTTCAGGTTTTTAATCCTCGAGATGTGAATACATTAAATGAGATTCGGGTTTCCGTACTTTCTGGTTTGACGGGCCAGAAGGATATGGAGAAGGCCTCATATGCTCTTACTGCTAAACTTACTGAAGTTCACTTCTATGGTCATGCACCCTCTACTACTTCACAACTTCCAGAAGTTGAGGGTGATGATGGTTCTGCCTCTGAACGTGGGATTGTTTCGTCGGTTGCTGATACCGTGGCTTCAATTAGTTCTAGTGTAGCTGGTATGGGAGTACCAGTTTTATCTTCTATTGCTAAACCTGTTTCATGGGTTTCGAAGGTGGTTGGTAATGTAGCTAGTATGTTCGGATTTTCTAAAGATAGAGATATGACAAAGGTCACAGCCTTTGAGAATTTACCTGCAAAAGGATTTACTCATGGCATAGGCTTTGACTATGGTGTCCCACTATCATTGTTTCCGGACAATGCTATTGATCCAACGATAGCAGTACCTACTGATGAGGATGAGATGAGCATCGAGTACATTGCTCGACGACCATATATGCTCGACCGTTATAAGATCCAGGGAGGTGATACTCCATCACCGACAGGAACTATTATAATGGATCTTCCAATATCCCCAACCAACTTCGCAACCTATGGTAAGGTTATGAATGAATATCGCACTATCTTTGGTGCACCTATTAATCTTACTGCAGCTTTAGCAGCGTGGTGGCGCGGAATTTTGAAATTGCGCCTTACCTTCGCAAAAACTCAATATCACCAATGTCGTCTATTAGTACAGTATCTGCCATACTCTAGTGGTGTTCAACCTCTGGAAAATGTCTTGTCAGAGATTATTGATATCTCGAAGATTGGTGAAGAAGGAGTTGAGATTAGTTTTCCAACTATTTTCCGTAATAAGTGGCTTAGAACTTATGATCCTGCAATGCAAGGGTTTACTGAAGGTTGTGCTGCTGGTCGAATAGTAGTATCTGTTTTGAACGAGCTTATTAGTGCTGAGACAGTTGCTGATCACATCACTATGATGCCGTGGATAACATGGGAAAATTTCGAACTAGCTGAACCCGGTTCCCTTGCAAAAGTGGCAATTGGTTTTAAGTATCCCCAGGATGCGGATGATGCTGAACAAGCTCAATTCTTCAAAGTTCCTATATCGCAGACATATCAATTTGATAGAGATACGTTTATGGGTCCTGCTACAATACGAGGTTATACTAAGTGGTCGCTTGTAGGTCAAGAATCTCAAGGCACCTTCATTCTATTCGATGATGATGGTCCTCATTGGGTGAAATTACCCCAGGGGACATACCGTCGAGAGATAGAGATTGATGGTGGAGAAAATGATCTTACTTTAGTGACCAATTATCCATTCCTCCAAGCCCCAGCAGGGCCTGAGTTCTTTACATCAGTTGTGAGCAATGGCGATGTTGTGACGAGTAAGGAAGAGTTTACGGCAGCTTTCGTAGAAAGTGCAGGAGTCTCAGATACTTTTAATGCTTTCTTAGTCCAGGGAGACATCTCTTATCCATTGATGAGTTATGTTAAAGATATGAAGAGTTGGAGCACGTCTGCCTTCCTTATTCCTAAAGGTAAATGGCAGGTTCGTGTTTCAGACCCAAAGGTCTCTATTCGTATCGTTTCAGATCACGTCTTGGATGTAGCTCCGAGAGTGCACCCTCGTTTCAGGTGCATTTTCGATGAAGAAGATGTGTCCCAGGCCTCATTCCATTCGATTCCATTGAATCCTGAGGTTGAGGGAGCAGATTTTGTTGAAGGAGACTCTTCGACACTTCTTACCACTATGGGTGAACAGTTTAGGTCCCTGCGTCTTCTATCTCGCCGTGCGACACTTATGGACAATGTGTCCGGCGTGGAAGTCTCATTACCTGGTATCACTCTTAGTACAGATACTACATTGCGACAGAGTGTATTAAACATTATATCGTATATGTATCGATATACTAAGGGTGGTATCTCTTATAAACTGATTCCCAGAAATGTGCAGGGTGGTCTATTCGTTACCACTATGAGTAATGACTCAGTTGATAAAGCTAAGGGTGCATATGTATTCGATAACAATCGCGCAATGCATTTTATCGATACACGCATAAACCCAATAGCCCAAATCACTTTGCCTTTCTATAGCCCAGCGGAAAACTTGGTTATTGATACCAATTCTTTCCCTTTTCTTAGTAATTTGTCAATTTCTAGCGTAGATAGAAGTGATAATGAGTTTACTGTGCTTGTTGCAGCCGCTGATGATCACTCCTTCTCTCAATTGGCAGGGGCCCCTCCTTTTACTTTCGGGCCCCGAATTACTTCTTAAATCCTATTTTCTTAGGTTCCACTCGGAGACCTCAATCTCTTGAGTGGGATAGCCCGCCTCTCGGCGCGTGGGTTGACATGATGACATTAGTCAGTTGTCAGTTTACACTTCAACAGTTTCCCAACCCGCGCCCGCGGATGGGTTTTTATCTGGGAAGTGTAAAACTACCCACTAAGGCTAACAATGACTCCAATTGGTCCCATTGGTTTAGTCTGCCTGCTTTAATTAGCCGGCTTACTAGTCGCATAGCATCTTAATGCTGTGCGGTGGATTCCTAAAT